CCAAATCTCATGTCTCAACAAGCTCGATACTGGTTATTAACAATCCCACACTATGCCTTTCTGCCATACTTGCCGCCAAACGTTGTGTACCTGCGAGGACAACTCGAACGAGGAAATGATAATGGATACCTTCATTGGCAGCTGCTTGCCGTTTTCGGTACCAAGGTCCGCCTGGCTTCGGTCAAGAGATGTTTCGGCGATGGATTACATGCAGAGCCCAGCAAGTCCAACGCCGCCAATGAATACGTCTGGAAGGAGGACACTCGAGTCGAGGGGACGCAGCTCGAACTCGGCGATCTCCCTCTTAAACGCAATTCCAAGGAGGACTGGGACACCATTAAACAATTGGCGAGAGATAATCGACTTGACGACATCCCCAGCGAGATATACGTACGAAACTATCACTCCCTCAAGCGAATCGCCGTCGATAACATGGTCGCTCAGCCAATCGAACGCCGTATTGATGTCTACTGGGGACCGACTGGCGTGGGAAAGTCAAGACGCGCATGGGATGAGGCCGGATTCGAGTCCTACCCTAAGGATCCGCGAACGAAATTCTGGGATGGTTATCGAGGGCAACAGCACGTCGTTATGGACGAATTCCGAGGTGGAATCGACGTTGCACACCTCTTACGCTGGTTTGATCGGTACCCGGTCATCGTTGAGGTTAAGGGCTCCTCGGTCGTACTCAGTGCAACCAGGATTTGGATCACGAGCAACCTTGACCCACGTGAATGGTACCCCGACTTGGACGAACCAACTAAGGCAGCCCTAATGAGGAGGTTGAATGTTTTGAATATGATCCGACTTGTGTAAATAAAACTTACTTTGGACCCTCTAGTCGCCCTGTTTTTAAAAAAAAATTTTGTTTCCGTTAAGCCCCCCTTACTAGGGCAGGGGTGCCCTAGCAAGCCCCCCGTCAATCGGGGGGTGCCCTGTTGAGAAATCTCTCTCGCTAGTCTAGGTCGCGCCTTAGGAAGGCTGGACGACCTAGCCAGTAGGGTTAGATATTACCCTAGGTTTAGCTTACCCTAGATTAGGTTTAAATTAGGTTTTAGGGTTAGGCTTAGGGTTTATTTCACATTTACAAAAACAAGTAAACCTCCTAACCAAGTTAGCCAGGCTAAGGAATAGCTCCAATATTGCTATCGAATAAGGTGGTAGTGATCTTCTGTACGCCTGGGTAGATTGCCATACTATACTTCAAATCGTGTTCATACGCAATCCTAACATCATTTTCTGCAACTGCTCCAATTGAGGTAATCATCTTCTCGAGTCCAAAAAACCTATACAATCCTAACTTCTTAAATTTGTAGCGGCGACCAGTAGGCATGGCGCCATCCAAAATTGAATCATAAGCTAGCTGTACAAAGTTCTGCAAGGTCATTTCCGCTTCATACTTCAAAGTACTGGTTTGAATTTCTCCGGGTTCAAAATGAGCCTTGCCTGAACTAATGACATTCTCAAACAATCGTGCATTGGGTGGTTCATTCAGCTGGTTGCTATTTGAACCTTTAACAATGACTCCGTAGTAATTGTCAGCCACAAACGGGGTAGTACCATCTTGGCCGGTTAAAAACTTAGTACCGGTTCCTTTACCTTCGTACGACTTGCCAACTAATGGTACGTTGTTGACATCGTCAGCTTCATTGTCGGCAGCAACAGTAACTGTACGATTTTGCATCTTCAACTGCGACAACGACGATATGTGTACTTGGCAACATTGCAAATTCATATAAACAGCACCAGGGGTATCGTTCCTTGGTTTATACGCAATGTAATCAAATATCAACAATGGGGAAGCACTCTCAAATGCGGTAGCATATTCTAGGGCAATCGCTTCTTGGGTCTTAGTACCAACTAATACACCAACTGCCGTTAAAGGAGCCGCTGGATCAGTACTGTCTTTGTACAACACCTGGATAGTATCGGTGATATCAATGAATTGAGGTTGGGCATCCCATTTAGGATTCAGTTTCTTTGCCATGGTAAACAAACGCTTGATAATGGCACGCCATAAAGCCTTCTTAACAATATTAGCAGGACAGGTAGCATGACCAATATATTGAGCCTGTGGGGCAGTCACAACATTGCCTTGTTCGGTACAGGTTTGTACACCGTCCTTCATGATCTTGGGCAAAGGGCCAACCTTCTTCATATTCGTACCAGCAGCGCCTTTGGATCCACCAACAGCTCCTTGACGAGTACCACGATTTTTCAATACTACCAACGGTGCTACAGATTGATTGCGACTTCGTGACGATGAGGCCATTGATACATCCCATTTCCTAATGAAATTGGGTCTAGGTTCACTGCGCATTCGAACACGTTTGCGTCCTCGGGATTGACTGCGACTTTTGCTTTTGCGAGGTGTAGCTGGTAATGTTGCCATTAATTCGTTCGATTCTTTTTCAGGAGAAGAACGAAGGTAGCCTTGAGCGCCGACAAATGCTGATGCGATGGTCGATTTAAATCCTTTGCCCCAAGTATCTCGGTGAAATTTCAGATCGGCTTGCTTTTTGTTCATACCAAGGGCATACCGGCGATCATGATGCATACAAGCTCGGTCGAGGTCGTCAATCGGTACTTTGGTTCCCCACGGTACACTCGGCTGCCATTTTCCATCGGACCAATAGGGCCCACAGTAATGGCCGTGGTATCTAAAGCCTCGTTTGATTCTCCGTTTGCGGGGTGGTGGCATTCTTTTAAGGGAATAGAAAGTGAGCCGTGAGACTCCGCTCTAGTAGGTAATAATGCGAAGTCCCATTTCGATGGCTCATTTAAACATCAGCGCCACATAGTCGAATCCGGTGGCTTGCGGGGGGCGTCAAGCCACCGGATTCGCTCGGGTGGCGTCTTTCTATATAAGCAGCTGATCTTTTGTCCCAAATCTCATGTCTCAACAAGCTCGATACTGGTTATTAACAATCCCACACTATGCCTTTCTGCCATACTTGCCGCCAAACGTTGTGTACCTGCGAGGACAACTCGAACGAGGAAATGATA